CCTGGAACACGCGCTTGTAGCACCAACAGGAAAAATCGGCCGGGTTGGGATCGGCAATCAGTTCGTCCCAGCCGCTCGGCTCCGCGCTGATCGTCGCGCCACTACTGCTATGCGCCAGGAAGGCCAGCATGATGTCGCCACTAGCAGCTCCGGCGGGGATCGTCCCCTCCCCGGTGCTGTCGGTGCCGGTGGTCGATGCCACGCTCCGAAACGCAACAGCCATTTATCTACCCATCAAACTGCGCCGCCGGCGTCACTTTTTCAATATCCCCAGTCACCAGCACGCGCGCCACACCGCTATCGAAGTTCGCAAAGTAGATGATGGTGTCACCCGCGCCACTGGCGCTGTTGGTCGCAATGAAAAAGCCGTTCACGGTGTTCCCGCTCGCGCCGACGGTCGGAAAGGTCACCTGCGGCCCCGTGATCTTGCGCCCGCTGCCGTTGGTGGCCGGGCTGCCCCACGCGCCCGCGCTGATCGCCTGGCGCGCATAGTTCGTAAAGTTCGCTTCCGTCCAGCCGCTGGGTGACGCGCCGCCCACCGCCGTGCGAGATGGCACCGTGGTTGCGGTTTGAGAGGTGAATAGGCCGACAAAGAAGGTGGTGTCCTGGGTCAGCGCATCGAACACCACGCCCAAACAGTAGTCCAGCCCCTCATCGGGGAAAATTTCCGCCATGACTATCCTCCCTTTGCGGCCGCGTCGATCGCATCCGCCACGTCCTGCAATGCTTCATCAAAATACTGTTCGGTATCGACCGCGTGGTTGTCCACGATCTCCTTGTCGGTCGACCAGCGGTTTTTATGCATCCACGCCTGATCATGCGAATCCTGCACCCACGCGCCGTAGGGCGTGGCATTCCCAATCGATCCCAGAAAGCCGCTGGGGATGGCCTCCCACTCCGGCCGCGCGGCTGTCCAGAGCCGCCCCAGCGTGCCACTGCGCCGGTAGCGACTGTCTATCGGCGGCGCGGGATAGTCGGCCAGATCAGGGATGAGTCCAAGCAGCGCCGCGTCGCTGGCCTTTCCCAGGATCGGCCCTGCGATCTCGGGATAGCGATCCAGCGCGCGCAGCAATGCATCCATGCCGTCGATGTCAATCGCGAAAGCCATTACAGCGGCCTGCGCGTTGGCTGCACACACGCGCGAAACAGATCGCCATCGCGCCGAATGGACTGGATATACGCCCAGAACTTGCCCTCAAAGCGCACGATCTGATGCCTGCGCAGCGCCGCCCGAATGAGCACATAGGCTTCGCCATCCCACGGCCCGCTGACAATCTGTTGGGGCAGCGGCGGCCGCACGACCGTAGGTGTGATCGGCGGGGGTGTGACCCGCCAGGCCGCGCGCAGGGCTGCCCGGCGCTGGGCACCGCTGGGTTTCTTGGGAGTATCGGGAGTCTGCTCTTGTTCGGTCATTCATCACTCGCTTTCAAGGATGCTGTGCTAAAACACCGGCATCCTGGATGTTGCGGCGGCGCGTGGTCATCGTCGTCGAGCGCGAACACTTGACCATCCAGCGGGTCACAGATGTCGCACACCGCCGCATCATGCACACTATGGAATTGCCACCCTTTGACCACGTTCGATGCTTTCCAGGCTTCAACATTCCCATCGTGATACAGCTGAGTAACGGATGTGATCGCAGCGACATCCGCGCGCGGCCCGCTCCACACCTCGGACACCGATTGGATCAGATCGTCCATCGTGCCACCGCGCTCCACCCAATCGGCCACACGCGCGGCGGTGCGCGCTTCGGCAGTAGCAGACACCTCGTCGCCAAACGCCGCCGCACGCGCCCGCGCGAGGGCCAACACCGGCTCGTTGACCATCCCCCAGTCGGTTGCCACGTTCAGCTGCGTAAGCGCCTGTTTCGCCGCCTGCTGGGTCGTCTGCTCGAACAGCGGCAGCACCGCTTCTGCCAAGTGTCCCGGTTCTCGTGACCAATCCAGCGCCTGGAGATCGGCTTCAAGCTGGGCCGCGATCCGTGCCTGCTGGGCAGCGTACGCGAGAGCGATGATGCGCCGGGCCGCGCGCTCTTGCTTTAGCCGCTCGAGCGCGTCAGACGGTTCCGGTGTCCTTTTCGCTATCCGTTGAAAAGGGGTGGCCGTGGGCGCACCCCCAGGCGCAGCAGCAGGCACACCGGGCGCGTCGCCGTCCAAGTCGGGGTAGCGCAGCCGCCGACTCTCGGTTGCCGTGATCACCCCGGCTGCCACATCGTTCTGCTGGGTGCGCGCCTCCACTGCCTGATCCCCACTCTCGCCAAAATCAAACCACGCCTCCAATTGCGGCTGACCAAGGTACTGCGATGACTGGATAATCGGGTTGAAAATCACGCGGAGTAGCCAGGCGGTGAGCGGCCCCAGCCCGCGCCGATACACGATGTTCTCTTGCCCCTCGCTGGTCGCTTTATTCACATCGGCGGTGAAGCCGATCTCAGACGGTGGCACACCGAAGGCCGCGCAGGTGATCTTCAACATCCACTCATCTAAGCTCGACTCGTAGCGCCCGCCATCACTCAAGGTGTTCAAGGGAATCAGCTTGCCGGCCCACGGCAAAAAAAGAATGCGCTGGCGTGCGAGGTCATCACCTTGCAATTTCGCATTCCACCACTCCTCAAACGCGGCCACCTGCTCGGGCTGCATCAGGCCCTCGGGCGGGGAGAGAATGCCCGCCGGAATATTCGAGTCGGTGAAATGGCCCAGGTCGAACGTTTGTTTGCGCAGTGCCGTGTTGACCCGCAGAATGATCCACTCGGTGGGCGGAAAGCCATAGGGTGTGAAACTGCGCGTCCAGCGCGGCGCGTAGAGCAGTTCGCTACTGGAAAACTCGGCAAAGTCATCATCGTTCGTATCGGGCGATGACCGCTCGTAGTTGCTCCATGGCGTGCCATACAACACTTGCTGGTAGGCTGCGGTCTGCCCGCGCGCGTCCAAGAGCGGCTTGATCGTGCTGCCGTCGATATATTCCAGCCCCCACAACCCGCCGCCACGGTCGGGATGCGGGTACAAGGTGAGCGCGTCCAGGCTAAACAAATCGTAGAGCAGCGCGCCGATCCACGAGGGGTAGGGGGTGACGCGATCCGGCTTCTGGAACCACGCCTCCAGGCTATCACAGGTGGCTTGCTCGGCTGGCTGCTCTTTCTTGTTTCTGGCGCGAATGTGCAGCGGCAGCCCCTGGAGTTCTTCGATGCGCGTGGCGATGCACAGCGCGGCCACGTCGTAGGCACTGGCTAAGGCGCGCAACTGCTCAAAGGGGGTGAGCTGCGGACTCTCCCTGCGCGGGGTGAGCTGGGTATTCCACGACACCCCATACTGATACTGGCGCGGCTGGATCTGGTCGATGGTCGGCACGGTCGGTGCCAAGGGCACACCCGGCCCAAAGGCGCGCGTCTGGAGCTGCGTGCCCAAGAAGTGGTTGGCGAGTCTGGCGACCGTGTACGACAGGTCGATAGCGGCGATGCCGGGCGGCGGTGTGGGCATTACCCAGCCCTCCTTTGTAGCGGCTCAAGAATATCAGCAATAAGCCCCGCCTCGTCTGAATATTTCGTTTTGGCCGCGTTGTAGCGGCGTACCCATTCGTCGCCACTCACCGCGCCGATCATCAGCTCAGTCACTGCCCAGACCAGCGCGTCCAGGCGGTTCGGGCTGGCCATGCCACTCAACCAGCTACACAGCTCGTCTTCCAGCTTCGTAAAGGTGCCGACGTGATGCACCTTGCCCTGCTCATACAGCGTCGATACCGGCTCTGCGCGCGTATATTTGCCCCGGCTGGCGTGGATGCGCTTGACCGCCGGCGCATTGGGAATGGTGCTGATGGTCACTTCGACCATCTCGCCGCCGTTGTTGTCCTCGGCAACCAGCGTGTCCGCATCGAACTTGTGATAGGCCGTGACGCCACTGGCCGCCCACACGCGCGGGCTGCCCTGCACGCTGTCGTCACTCAGAATGAAGCCGTGCAGTTCGGGCGTCCCCAGACAGTCGCACATGCCCACGCCGCCGGTGATAATCCCGGCCTCGTCGCCGCCCGATGTCGCACTCGGATCGAGCGCAGTCACCACGCGCGACAGATCGGGCGCTTTCGTGACCCGCTTCCTGTCGATCCAGATGCGCCGCCACAGCGCGCCGGGCACATCCTCAATATCGAGCGCCTCAATCTCTTGCCGGTAGGCCAGGTTGCCCATATCGCCGGTAATCTCGGACAGGGCCTCCTTGCTGATATGCGGGTTCGCGTGGGAGCTAAAGTGAAACGCCTCCCAGCGGCCCGTGGTGTCGGCCAGCGCGCGGGCGTGCATCTTCGCCGCGTGATAGGGATCGGTCGCACGGCTGTGCTGAATCGTCTTCATGCTCGGTGGCGTGTACACAAACACGGCGTCCCCATCGTTATCCAGCAGCATCGGCGCGCCTACCACGCCCCAGACATCCTCTTGCATCAGCTGAAACTCATCCAAGATCAGGATATCGGCGTAGTCGCCGCGGAGTGTATCGGCATCCCAGGCGGTCTTCGCTCGAATGCGCTGCTCAGTGCCACTGAGTTCAATGATATGCCGGGTCTCATTTTTGTAAAACACACCTTGGTCAATTGGCTCTCTGAGCGCCCGCTTACATTCTTCCCAGAAGCGATCGATCTGATCCTGGGTCGGCGTGGCGTACAGCACGCGCCGTCCCCGCAGAAACTGTTCGACCGCGTAGATCGCCATGCCCACGGTTTTGCCGCCGCGCCGGCCGGCGCGTACCACCTTGCGCTTGGCCGTGCTATCGATGAAGCGCAGCTGCTGCTCATGCGGGCGTCTAAGGCGTACGGTCAGATCCATCGTATTCGACCTTGATCACCACCGCGCCCGATTGCGCAACCTCCGCCCGCTCGGTGGGCTTGCCGAGAATGCGGTTGATCAGATACTCGTTTGCCTGCCGATCCTTATCGGCGATGCTGGACTTGCGCTTGACCAGCACTAATTCATTTGATTCCATCTCTGGAAACGCACGCCGCGCAAACTCACCGGTGCCAACGTAGACCAGCCCGGCCGGCTGCCATTCCTCTTCAACGCGCTCATAACCACCATTCGCCAGCACAAAGAGATTCTCAATCAGCTCAGGGAGATGATCGGCGATCTGCTTTTCGGCCCGCGCAATCGGGCGAGCGAACTTGATTGCTTTCGGGCGTCGCCCCGGCCCACCTGGTTGACCTTTAGTAAACGGCATGTTTTTTATGTTTTGAAAACATAGAAAAGATAACTCATCGCCCGCCCTTGCGTTCCCTATTTGCCCCCACTCAGCAGCTCACGCCACGCTTTCTGCGCGACGCCGGTATAGAACGCCTCGGTAATTACGTTGCCAGGACATGCGGGCTTACCAAAGTCGCGGTGGCTGCTGAGGCTGCCCAGCTGGCGTCCGGGTTCGCGGTGTGATGGAACACCACAAACTCAGGCGGAATCGTCCCAAAGCGGTAGGCCGCGACGTGGGCCGCGAACTCTTCGACCGTCAGCGCGCGCCCGTCGTAGGCGAAGCCTTCGCCCAGCACGGCCGGGCGGCTCTTCTGTGGGGCGTCCGTGTCGTAGGCGTCCGTGTCGTAGGGCAGGATCGGGATGTCGTCTGGCTCGGTCATCGTGAACTCCAGTACAGCACAATCAGAACAATCGCTAGCGTGATGATCGCCAAGCCATTCAGCACAATCAGGCAGCCGACGCCCAACAGTACGGCGATATCCTTGCGATCGGCGCGCTTCTGGCGCTGCTCACGCTGCTGTGCGTCGGCCTCTAAGCGCTGTTTCGTATCGCTCTGACTGGCAATCGCCTCTTGTCCAAGGATCGAAATCGCGCTGTTGACGGTTTTTTTATACTCCGCGATCTCATTACTCAGCCGCGCCTGGTAGTCCTGCCACGCCGCGTACAGCTTGCTCAGCTCAGCAAGCACGCCGGTATAGCGATCGTCATCATGGCTCATCATATCCTAGCAGACCCCGACTGGATGGGGTGAATACGCAAACACGCGCCACCAATCATACGATCGGCGCGCGTGAGATCTCTAGTGTAGCACAGTCGTCAACGTTATGTCTGATAGTAGGGCGGCATGATAGAATATCTGTGCGAGGGCTTCCCTGATCGACGCGCGTGAGACCGAGCCGGCTGGGGGAGCCTTCCAATCGAAGGAGAGGAATGATGGAGGACACAACACTGGCGCAGTTAGGCGCGCAGCTCGCGCGGATCGAGGCGCACATCCGCAAGGTTGTGCCGCCGCAAGACGTGCGCGCCAATATGGCGGAGGCGTCGGAGCACATTGCCGATGTCGCCGATACGACCGAACTCCACAGTCCGCAGATCGCCGAGATCGTCGCCTGGATGCACGCGCGCATGAGCGGCGACGAGCTGGCAAAGCAGTTTGATGAACAGTTCTTCATTACGAAACAGCTCATCAGCATCATGCAGGGCGCGCGGGATGATCAGGTGCTGCTGCGCGGCGACTTTCGGCGCTTAGCGGCGCTCCTCGAACAGACGTTGCGCGCGCGCGTGGACGATGAGGAGGCGTGGCACGCAGGCGATGTGGATCGACGGCGGAACAGCATCGCGGATCGACGCAAGGTATCGTGACCGGCTGGCCGCTGTGACCGCTCAACGGGTCACGCAGGTCGCCGAGTCACACCGGCTGTGACCCGCCGGCCGCTCTTAGCA